CAATGATGTGGTGTTTCGTGAAATCCATCGTCGTACCCAGCTAAAGCTGGAGATGGGCGAGCGAGTGGTAGTCGACGCCACGAACCTTCGAAAGAAAGATCGCACTGGATTGGCCGAGATAGGCATCAAACTAGGAGTGCCAATCTACTACATCGTTTGTAATCGAGACTTGGATCAAAAGCTTCAGAATCAAAATAGTTCCTGGAGGACAAATCCAACTGGTATCATCACCAAGCATGAACATGTGTTCCGCAACAATGAGCGCGATATCATGAAAGGCGATGGAGTCGCCAATGTTATCGACATGCGGATCGAAGACTTCTGGGTCACCAGCAAGTTACCTCTAGGCGATATTGAAGAAGCAGTTAAATCTCGAGGCTTTCGTGGTTTGATGGTTATCGGCGACGTGCATGGGATGCTGGAGTCACTTAAGAACGCCAATGAGTGGGCGTCGCAACGTGGACTCTTTTGTGTATTCCTGGGCGATGTAATTGACTATGGTCCAAACTCTCTTGAGTGCGTTGACTATGTTTACGACATTGTAACGCGCGGACGTGGAATCAGCATCATTGGAAACCACGAGCGTAAAATAGAGCGGTGGCTTGAGCAAACCAAATACAACGACGTGCGCCTACGTTTAAGTGATGGAAACAAAGTCACAACCAAGGCAATCGAAGCACTGGGTTATGAAGCTCGTCGAAAGTTTGAAGTGCGTTTCAAAGCACTATTGAGCTTTTCCAGACATCATTGGATTGTAGGCAATACAATGTTCACCCATGGCGCGGCCGAACCTGAAATGTTTGGTATTTCATCAGGACGACTAACTGGTCGATTTGAAACCATGGCACTTTTCGGTGAAGTTGATAATGAAGCTCTTCCCAGGGCCGACGGCTACCCAACTCGCATATACGAATGGGTAAATCGTATTCCCAATGGAAAACGTGTCATGGTTGGACACGATATCAGAAGTACGCAAAAGCCGCTGGTCGTACAAGGTGCTGAAGGCGGGGAAGCTTACTTCATGGATACTGGCTCTGGTAAAGGAGGACGCCTGACTTCTGCAGATGTGCTCTTCCAGGGCGGTACACTCAACGTAAAAGCTTTTAAGTATCATTGAGTTACAAAAGATTTGCCGCTCCCTGCAGATTTTGGTTGACGTCTTAGGATGTCACCCACTATAAATAGTTCTGTAGGGGTACAACAAAGCATTAACTGACGGTGCCCCAATGTCTGACACTTTGATCCTTAACGCGGACGGTTTGCCCTTGAGCGTTGTGCCCCTGAGCACACTTCAATGGGAAGCTGCTATCAAGCTTCAATTCCTTGAGAACGCGGAAGTCCTTGCAACATACGAGAACTGGGAAGTTCACAGCCCTTCGACTACGCTGCAGGTTCCTGCCGTGCTGTTGCTGCGCGAGTACGTCAAGGTAGCTCGTGGAGTCAAGTTCAGCCGTCAGAACGTGTTGCTGCGTGACGACCACAAGTGTCAATACTGTGGAAAGCACGAAAGCGACATCAAGGGAGCGTTGACGCTTGACCACGTTGTTCCTCGTTTTCACGGCGGTAAGACTCGTTGGGAAAACGTCGTGGCTGCCTGCAGCGAGTGCAACCTTGAAAAGGCGCACTTCATGACCATGAAGCCCAAGTGCGGAACGCCCAAGCGTCCCGACTACTACCAGCTGGTCGCGAAGTCCATGAAGATCCCCATCGAGGTTCCGCATGAGAGCTGGGCACAATTCACCGGCTGGGACCCCAGCTTGGTGTTTATCAAGCCTAAGAAGCGTCACAAGACCCTCTAAATGCAAGTTCTAGCGGCACTTAACTAAATAGAGTTGGGTGCCGCTAGAATATTGCAGTTCTGGGTGCCTTTCTAGTATTCTCTAGAGATCGGTAAACGTACCATCAAGGAGAATATCATGTCTGAAGAGACACTACCGGAGGCCGCAGAAGCTCCGCAGATCACAATTGTTGATTTGCAGAATATCCTTCAGGTCATCGATGTTGCAGCTACTCGCGGTGCTTTCCGCGGTAATGAACTTACTTCGGTTGGTTCGGTCCGTGACAAGCTAGCTGGGTTCCTAGACGCAGTTGCGCCAAAGGAAGATGCTGCTGAAGAGGGTCAGGTAGAAGCCTGATCCCTTCTATCGGCGTTAATCGCCCAATAAGGAGAACTCAATAATGAGCACATTCAAGAAGCACGTTGGACGCATCAGTAACACTGACCGCCGTTGTGTCGTAGTTTACATGCAGATCCCCGGCAACGAGGATAACGCTCTGATTGTTGACACCGACGCTTTGCCGGATCGCTTTCACGACGCACTAATGACCGTTGTGGATTCCACAGAAGGTCAGCAGGTCGACGAACTCAATACTCTACTTGCGCGCCGTGTCATGCCCGACATGGGTGTGGACATGATGAACGCGTTGCACTATTATGGTCAGCTTCGTGCAGTCCCAATCGATCAGGTTGTGATGTTCCCTGCACCAAACTCTCCTTGCCCCCTGCGTACCATTGTTGATATGATCAACAACCAGGGCAAGACCGAGGTCAAGGAAACTGTTCTCGAGAATCGCGTTCTTGAAAACCAAAAGGCTGACGCTTCGCAAGGTCAAATCGACATTGCAAACAACATTCTTCAGCAGGCTGCCGATCTAGAGGCAGAAGCTGCTAAGAAGCGTGAGCAGGCTTACCGTATGGCTCCAGTACTTCGTCCTCGTGAAGTTCCAACCACTGTTCTTCCAGATAACGCAACCATTGCTGATGCCACTTCGGGACCAGCCGGTGATTGTCCTGACGTAACCGAGGCATCGGTTATTGCAGCAGAAGCTTCTGTGGTCGTTGTAGACGCTCCGCACGATGCTATTGAGCTTCCAGCTGTTGCTGAGGAGCCCACAATCCTGGACGTTCACACAGACGCTCCCGTTGAGACGACCAAAACCTCAGAAGCAATTGAAATGTTGCCTGAGTCTGTGGTTGTTGACAGCATTGCAGTGGACGCCGATCTCCCTGCTGATGTTGCAGCGGCACTTCAGGCCGCCATGCAGGACTTTCAGCAGTTTGTTGAGCCGGTTGATGCCGAGTTCGAGGTTCAGGGTAATCAAGTTGATACTTCCGACGATGCCATCCAGGCATTTTTGGATCGCGTTGCAAAGCGCGAAGATGATGCCAACAAGGAACTACAGGAAAGTCTAAAGCCCAAGCTGCCTGTTGGTCGTCCACGCAAGGATGGTCTCCCAGCTGGTACTAAGCCAGCTGAAGTTCCTGCTGCGCCTAAGAAGCGTGGTCGTCCACCAAAGGCTAAGAAATGAATCTAGACGATCTCAAGGCTCGACTGTTGGTTGAGCACAAAAGGGTTGATATGGATCTGCTTCTAGCCAGTGTCCGTACGGAGCGTCAGCGTCAAGCTGACCTCCCCGGAAGTGAGTGGGATGCCAAGAACACACCTGGTGATTGGGTAGCAATAGTCAACCACTACGTGAGTTCCGAAGTCCGTCGCAATGGCATGGTGCCCATTGCGGAGGAGTTTAAGGACAATCTGATCAAGGCCGCGGCAGTAATTCTTGCTGCTTTGGAAAACTTGGAAGTCATGAAGGATCGTAACGAACTTCAATAATGCACTTTTGAGTTCTGTGTATTAGAATCCTGGTTAGTGTAATGCTAACCAGGATTTTTCTATGAGCTACAATAATCGTCACCGAGGCCTGGCAACCAAAATGACAGCAGCAGCAGCACCGTTGTACAAAGGTCCCAGTAGTGGGTATGGCTCTGCTCCTAGTCCTTTTGGTCCAGGTATGGCAGAAGACATTTTCGGTGTAAGTCGATATGATAGCTATGGCTATGATGAAGCTGAATGTATCGAAGAGTACTATCCAACAATGACCGATCTGGATCCCGAAGACCTTTTCAATGGAGAACTACAGAGCTTCCATTTCAGGTACCAAGGAACGTTCGATCTTGAAACCAACGACGAGCGCGAACAGCGTCTTCTAAATTCTATGAAGAGGTTTGAGCGTGCGTATCGTGTCATGGCGGTGGCGGCTCTGAAATGGCACTATCTTCTAGAAGATGTTGAGGAAGACGAAGAGCTGAAAAAGATGTTCCACAACATTCAGATGCTCCGAAAGCTCAAAGGCAGCGATACTGTATGAGTCAAAAACATATTGACGAATTGGAAGAACGGTTGGGCAAGAGTCAAGAGCTCGTTGCTCAGCTAAATGAGAATACTAGAAGCTATCGTTTGAAGATAGAAGTCTTGGAAAAGCGCGTCAAAGTAGCAGAAACCAAAGCTGCTCACTTTGATATTCTTCTTGCGGCAGTAAAGGAAAATGAAGTTGTCCGCGGTGCGTGGGAGAGGTTTATGATGACGCTTCGTCTCGCAGGTTTTGACGGACAGAACTGAGGGAAGAATGGACAACAAGTCAAATAGCATCGGAAATCAGGATGATGAGAAGAAAACTTCCATCTCCACAATAGACCTGAAATACCTGCAGGATATGTTGAGTTTAGATACCACCGATTACTATACCACGTTGTATCCCAGTCCCGGTATCTTTAACCAACCGGTGTACAACCCACAGATAGTGAACTCCGGACCTACATGGAATCATAATTCTTATACTTGGAACATTCCATTAACCAGCTCAGCTAGCCCCAAATACCATGTCAGCCCACGAGTTACAACGCTTGATTCCAGCGTGGAAGTCAACATGGAAGACGGCTCCTTAGAGCACATCACCCGAGAAGAATTGCTTAAATACATTAGCGAACGCAAAGCTATTCAAGAGAACGAGCTGGTTCGTACAATGTATGAGCGTTACCAAGTAGCGCTCAAGCTCTCAAGGAGTGATGACGATGGCGACGCAGGAGTTTGAGGACGCCCTAGACCGCATACTAGCTGAAATCGAGCTAGACAGTGTGCCGGCCGAGTTTATTCAGGGCGCTTGCATCACCAGCGATGATGATGAAACTTACATTGTTTCAAAAGAAGAGTTCGAAGACATCATGCTCGACGACGCTACTCTTGAGGAACAGGGTATCAGTGAAATTGGTCTGATCTTGGATCTCAAAGAGGTTAGAGAAATGATTAACTTTTACTCAGAAATGATATTGAAAGCCGTTCCGCTCTGATAGTATAGTCTGGATTGAGAACAAACACTCAATCCAGAACATACTAGGAGTGTAGAATGACCCTTCAGACCGACGTTACCGGCGACAGCAAGTACGTCCCAGTTCTCGACCATGGCTTTGTTGGCCTAGTCGATCATATGGGCAGTGATGCTGATATCGTCAGCGCTGCTCGCGTCTCTTATGGTGATGGTACCAAGAGTGTCCGCGAGGACCGTGGTCTTATCCGTTACCTTGTGCGCCACAAGCACACCAGTCCCCTTGAGATGTGCGAAGTCAAGCTGCACCTCAAACTCCCCATCTTTGTTATGCGCCAGCTGGTTCGTCACCGTACCAGCAGTCTCAATGAGTATTCGGGTCGCTACTCGGTACTTTCCAACGAGATGTACATTCCCAATATCGAGAACATTCTCCCACAAAGCAAGACCAACAAGCAGGGTCGTGGCGGAGTGATGACTGATTTTGACAAGCAGGTCGCGCAGGATCTTATCAAGCACTCAACCGAAGTGTCGTATAAGAACTACCAGCGCCTGCTAGGTGAAGATGAGTATCCGGGGTTTTCCGAAGACTTTCCTGAGGACGGTATCTCGCGTGAAATCGCCCGCACGGTTATGCCAGTTGCAGGTTACACGGAACTTTACTGGAAGCAGAATCTGCACAACCTCTTCCACATGCTGCGTCTACGCGAGGACTCGCACGCGCAGTGGGAGATTCAGGAGTTTGCACGCGCAATCTACAAGCTAGTGCAGCCACTGTTTCCAGCAGCTTGCGAAGCTTACGAAGATTACATCCGTGACAGCAAGACGCTTTCGGGTATGGAAATTGAGCTCCTACAGGCTCTGATTAATCGTTCCAACGAGTTCGATCTAAGCTTTGCAGAAGCATACGATCACATCCAGGCGCAGTTTGAAACTGAGGCAGCGTTTCTAGAGCACTTCCGCATGAGCAAGCGCGAACTCATTGAGTTCAAGACTGCTTTCAAGCTCTAAAGCCAAAAGCAACAAAGAAAAGAAGCCGGGATCGCTCCCGGCTTCTTTTGTGATTAAACCCTGCCGTAGGCAATCCAATCAAATCCGTCGGCTAGCTTGTTATTACTGGAAGCAGACTGGAACATTACAGTAAAGCTTGAGTTCGAGCCCTCGGTCAACTTCTGTACCCATAGATCTCGGTCAGTGCTGTAACTGTTGAGATAAATGGTAGCACTCAACGCGTGTGGACCATCAGCAAACGCAATAGGAAAAAGGATTTGGCGCGAGCTTTCGTTCGCGATGCGCTCCCTGTTTCTACCCCACTGCATACAGAAACCTCCTGCAAACACCACAAAACCATTGTTGGCATTGTATTGTGAAGCAGTGATTACCTGTTGAGGGTTACCATCGGCGCCTCGGTCGCCTTGAGGACCCTGAGCACCACGTTCACCCTGTGGACCTTGTGGGCCCTGAGGACCTTGTGGACCTTGTGGACCCTGAGAGCCTTGTGATCCACTTGTGGGATCGGGACCATTGAAGAAGATTTCACCAGTAGTCTGATCAACAGTGATGTACCTGCCACCATACATTGCATGACGAGCTCTATCTGGTGTGAAGAACTTGCCGTGGGTGGGATCATTTCCCTCTGCAATGTAATCAGTATTGATAAGACAATGTGCCGTGCCATCGAAGGGATAACCCGTGCTACCGCCCAAGCTGTTGGGACCAGCACGAGTACCAATGACCCTTACAGTGGCCAACCTGCCAGCACTATCCGCGTAACCTGCGCCATCTGCATAATTTGCGCTTGCGGCATGACCAGCATCATCCGCGTAAGCAGAGTGTCCAACTGAGGTCACGGATGGTAGACTGGAGCTTGGAATCTTACCATCAGCACCTCGAACAACCAGCGTGGTCGGAGTAGGATTTAGATCCGGTGCAATAGGAGCGCCGTTGTAGTATATCAGAGCAATATTTCTTGCCAGATCCAGACAGAACAATGGCATCCAAGTCGTACCGGTAAAGGAACGAATAACTGGATTAGCTTGAGAAGTATCGTACCATAGTTGGCCTTTGACGCACTCGGCAGGGGGTGTACGACTTGCAAAGTTTTCAACAAGCTTGACAAAGTTTTCAGCAGTTAGTTCGCCATAGTTTACCAGGCCAAGACCGGCTAGTTCCAAACCAGCTACGATCTCCTTCTGGAAATCATTGACAACTGTGACAATGTCACCGTTGCTGTTGTTTACCGTAATAGGCATGGTTTCTCCTTACTTGGTATTTGGGATTGAGGGCCAGACCACCAAATCCGGAGAGCGATAAGTTTCAGTAACGTCTCGCAGTGCCTGTCGGTATGTTTTCCACAAGGCACGTGCTTCATCAGACAGTGCGTTATCGGGGATCTGAGTCCAGTCGGAGCTGGTGAGATAATATTCCCTACGCGACCTGATATCGTCCCATGTGAGTACCTGCGGAACAGGATCGGCAAGTTGAACCTTGCGTGATTTATAGACAATGACTTTTCCCTTGGCTTGACCATCCAAGAGCATGGTGTAGTCTTCTTTGCTGACTTCTATCGCATCATCAGGCATAACGCTGTTGATCTCGTCAATGTAGAAACCAGAAGTTTTTGGACTGTAAAAATATTTCATGATTTAGAATCCCATTGCTATCCAGTGAAAGTTGCCAGCGTCGTCACCCGCAGTTTTGGTACAGCCTCTACTCGAGGAACAGTATGGGTGATATGTGGCCGGCCAGTTATCTTTGCTGTCATTACCGGTCTGCGTACATCCAGAAACTACCAGAGCTGGAGTTGAGTTGTACGTGAATGGATAATTGATATAGGTGTAACTGTTTCCTGCGGTATATGTTATACCCCAGCATACCTTATAACCGTTTCCATATATGACCCAATTGTCACCGGATGAAGAGATACCTGTACCAGTGCCAGTGCCCAGTCCTGATCTAGCCGCGTCAATGATATCCTGGGCATGTTTTCCATCTAGAAGATCAGCATCTAGTCCGGTATTCGCACCATCATTCCCTGCGTGCCATATACTCTGGCCGTTCCAGCTAAGCCAACCATCATTTCGGAAGCCCATAGCGCCCCACTGCTGGTTTATTGCGTCGTTGACGATCTGAAGGTATGCCATGCCAGTCTCTGGATGGCCCTTTAGACGAATACCACCAGTAGTGCCACCATTAGGAGTTTGTGCTGTCAGAATGTTGGTATAGATATTGGGAGCCGAAATATCTCCAGTGAATGCTTCTCCCGCTCTATTTGCAGGAGTATAGCCCAGAGAGTCCAAAGTATCCTTTTGTGTCAACCCTACTGCTCCTGAACGACCATTGAAGCTATTCACAGCAGCACTAGATGGAGGAGGATTGTACGAGATTACACCAGTGTTGGCATCATAAGAGATTGCACCACTTGCACTGATGGCACGACGGGCCCTATCATTGGTAAAATATTTGCCATGATTGGGATCATTTCCCTCTGCGATATAATCGGTGTTGACAAAGCAATCAGCCGTTCCATCAAAGGGGTAGCCAACACTACCATTGCCTAAACTATTGGGACCAGTGCGAGTACCAATCACCCTCACGTTAGTCAAGCGATCGGCAGCATCAACTCGATTCTGCGTTACTTGTGAAGGTAGGTAGGCAGCGTTGACCTTGCCATTCGCATCCAACACAACAAGCTGACCAACACCGTTCGAACCACCGCCGGGATTTACTGGAGATTTTCCTCGAACTGTCCATGCATCTAAGACTACCGCCCCTCCAATCACAGACAGAATGTTCACCCATCGAGTATCCAGAGATGAAGCAGAAGCGTTAGTACAAAGTTTTAAGTTGCTGCTTTCTGCTGGGTTCAGTGGGATTTGAAACCAAAGCTGACCCAATACAGGGTTGGCGGGCTCAGTTGGGCCTGCATTGTTTTCAAGATCTTTGATAAAGTTCTGAGCGATTTCATCACTGTAGTTGGCAAAACCATAGCCAAGCAGGTTCAAGCCGCCGATGATCTCTTTGGCAAAATCTTGGATGATTACGCTCTTGCCATCGGCTCTGGTTACTTTGAATCCCATATTACCTCCTAGGTGTCTCGATATTTAGTACGAGGATAAACCTAGCACTTATGACATCTGAATCCTGAGCGTGTAGACCACTTCAATTAGTCGGTTTAGCGCTTTTTGGATTGGGTTAAAGATAACGTGGGTAAGAAGCAAACCTTCGTTAGTCTTAAGACCCAACTCATCGAATACAAAGGTTTCGTCAGATGTACCAGTATCAAAGGCTTCTTGTCCGGAAGGCTCGTTGTAGTCCAAAGTACAGGTGACCACAATATCAGTGTACGGAGTTCCCTGAAGATGTTTTACTTCGAAGAAGTTGGTACTGCTGCCAGTGATTAGCTTTTTGTAGGTGGGGTCATACAGATCGCCTTTGGAATCAGTGGTATTGGTTGGAAAGTAGGTAATAGCACCGGTGCCTGTTACCTTACTTCCACCATTACCAAAATCCATGGCGTAGATGAAACCTTCCAATTTACCCGCGAGAGCGTAGCCAATGGCTAGGCTTGTGTTCTCATAGTGAACAGCGTTCTTCTTGTCCAATAGGACCTGGCCGGACTCAGGATCACGAATGAAAACGTGACCTTGAATCTTGGGCAGAACATCGTCTTTGAAATCTTCGCTCATGAAGTATCCACTCCTATAATATGCGTATTTATTAGTTCATCTTTCTTTGAAGAGAACCATCAATCAACTGAACCGGCCTGTAACGCTTGGGGGTATATGGCTGTCCACTCTCGTTCAGCACCTCAACTTCTGTTGGTACCTGGAAACTGTCATTCTCACCACTGATCGTCAGACCAGCTAGTGATGTAGCATCAATCATTGCACCGGTTAGGACCCAAGTGTCATCGTGCAACACCACATCAGTATAAGTGAAACGTACATTTTCAACCCACAGCACACCTGGTGTGTTGTAGGAATCCAGAGGGATGATGTTCCAAGCCTTGCCCGAACCAAGATTTACCCACTCGGTACCATTGCCAGTAAAGGTGATGTTCAAGGTGCCATTCCAAGAAGTTTCAGATCCCTGAAGATTATTGGTGAGTACACCAATGGCACGCTTTGTTGGATCGTTGACATTTACCACAGCAACCTTGACGCCGTTTCCGACCAGACCAGATGGAATACCATTCAAGTCATTGCTGTTCCTCAGCTTGAAGACCTTTGCGCCAGCAGAAGTCATATCAACAACACTATTGCTACGAAATCCCTTGCTGAGAGCAACATCGCGCAGGAAGCCCGTAGACGGCCGCTGTGGGTTGTGGATGGCAGTATAGCCCTGTGCATCCTCAGTGTTCACAACGCCCTGGATGATAAGTTCCCGCGTATTTTGACGGTAGCCTACGAACGAAAGACCACTTGCTACTACTGAGTTGTCCTGCCAGGAACCTTTTTGGTTCATAAACGACTTCTGGATCAATGCACCGCTTCTCATGACGTTGATTACCACACTGTCAGCTGGCTTGATGTAAACTAGCTCACGAGGGCGATCACCGTTGACACCGGGCTGAGCAAAAGTGTTTCCTTCAACCTGTACATAGGCGCTATCACTTTCATCAGCAGACGTAGTGTTACCATCCAGTGTATTGATATCACTGCCCGAACGAGTGCCAACTTCATTGGACCAAATGGTGGAGTCCCACTCGAACATGTCCCACGCGCCATTCTGGAAGTCGCTGCTGATGATCGTGCCATCGAAACCACAGCCCTCAATTAGGTTAACATCGTCTTCGCGAGTCATACCAGGTAGAGGACGATATGCATTCATACGACTTGCGGCGCCCATGTCGGGATCCTGGTCCCAGCCAATTGCATGGAATTCAAGCCATTCAGTGCCAGACCACATGAAGTGACGATTATCACGAATAACAGTGACAATAGTACCTGGGCGGTCAGGGGTGACCGTACCATTTCGAACCAGCAGGTTGCGGTCTTCAATGCTTTCAACAGCTTGGTCGCGATAGTAGTTAGCTGAACCATCCGTCACGCCGTTACGGTACATGCCGTTGAGCTGACTCAAGCTACGAGTTACGCTACCACGCTGATCGTAGACTATCAGCGAAGGATCCCAAGGAGAAGTGTCCCATCCTCGAATGGTACCACAGCTCACACGATCGTATTTCAGTGTGACCTTCATTCTACGAACACCATTCCACTCGGTGCTCCAATCGGAAACATCGGCAACCGGCTTTTGATAGTTCTTGTACCAATCCTTCCATGGACGGGTAGTAGTCATGATCTGCGCGTCTACTGGATTAGCAACATTCAGAATACGGTTTGCGGTACCGTCAGGATACACCGGCTTGTCAAAGTCCGTCATTGCCAAGTTAGCCACGTCTGGACCGTAGCTGAGACGACGAACGTATTCGCGAATCTTAACGTGGTAGGGCTTGACGTCCTCCAGATAGCTAATCACGTTATCAATCTGATCCTTGAAAGCAACTGGGCTCTGACGAAGCGTTTCTGAATAACCGCCCAAGTAGAGGAACGATGTCTTGAATGCCCAGTCGATTACAGTGCTCTGGTGGAATGCACTCTTGACCATACCAAAGAAGATCTTGTTCTTCTGTAGCGTGTCCAAGAGAAGCGTTTTGACCGAGTTGAGCATGACTTCTAGCTCACGAGAACCATCGCGATAGTTAACAAGATCAGCAAGCTCCTGAATTCTAGCTGGCGTCAGGCGCTTGTCCTCAGCAGTATTCAGTAGTGCTGCAATCTGCTTTGGTCCAAACTCTGTACGGGCATCATCATAGAACGCGTCGCTGAGTTTCATTGTCGAATTGTGCTTGGCAACCTGGTACTTGGTCGTGCTGGTATAGACGTCCCATGTCCAACGATTATCAGTATCAGTGTGATCAACTTGCACCAACGTACCCTTTAGTAGCGTCACATCCAAGTTACCCGCTGCATCGCGTGCATCATTGGTGGGGAAGCGATAGTTGGGGAAGTTCTTTGCCGACCAATCACTATCGTACCAATCAACCAAGTTCCACAGTTCTCCTTCCTGCATACGCCATTTCTGACAGTCTGCTAAGATGAACGTGCGAGTACCGTTGATTTCCGCCAGCTTCCAAAGTGTCCAGAAACCAGCCACTTCTGCAGTTGCTGGAATAAGAACACACTCGCCGGGCTGGACCATGTTGCGAGCTGCAGGCAAAAGTGCTTTTAGTTCATCAAGGTCTAGCGCAGTGGCAACATATTTGTTGGGTGCAGGAGTAGATTCACCTGCTTCAAAGACTTCGCGCCAGTTGTACCACTTGTCGATGAATGGTTCGGCAGCCAACACATCGTTCATGATCTCTACAAAAGCTTCACGAGCATGACGGTTAGGACGATGACCACCACTTGGGCTAGCCTGCGCTGGGAACCAGCTTTGACGAGGACGAATTAACGAACCAACCTGCTGTGGCCCAGGCAAGCGAGGATCTGGAACTTGAAGCTGAGTTGCATCCCATCCAACGACTGAATCACGCATTTTGTTCCACAATGAGTCGTGGATGGTATTGCGTTCGTCTGCCTCACGAAGGATGATCCACTGCTTGTGATGATTGTTGAGAATCTCTGCTTCTAGATTCCACTTCACCTTCAGCACAGTATCCTGTTCATTGAGGAACTGCTTGATGCCACCTACAATGACTTGATTCTTGCCAATTACAGCAAAGAACGGGATATCATTCGCCGTTGGATTGATGATGATGTTGCTTACCTGCTGGGCAGTCAGCTTACGACCTGGACGAAGTGGAGTTACTGTGGGATTCTTAACCCAGAAGTAATACACCAGCTCTTCATGTTGAGTATCATCATTCCACTCTTCAGACGTCACGTACTGGACGTTGCTTGAATCTTGGATGGTTCCACTAGGCTTTGCTTCAATCTTCAAACTTGCCTTGCTCTGAACATATGCATTCCAACCCGATGGAACAACAGGGCTTCGAACCCACTCATAGACGTCAACGGTGACACCTGGTGCGATACGCCCCCAATTCTTCCAACGATAATTGATACCGTGGTTCATATCATCTTCGATTTCATAATCTAGATAACGAGTAGTTGACAGATCCCACCACAACTGTCCAACCTGCTCTTGTCCCCAGGTATACTGTGTCTCAGAGTAGTTGGCCGGATCCACATCCATCTTGAAGTCTAGTTCACGGTCCGCAACACCAGGAATATAACCCTTTGCAGGATCATATAGCTGAAGCACCAGCTTCTGCTTGTTTTCCTTGGTGTCGAAGATTGCTGCACTGGTCAGGAGATCACTGTTGACCTTACGGTTTTGAATACGTAGTGGGAAACCTTCAGACCAACCGTTCTGGAACTTGTAAACGGCCCACAGACCATTGAAGTTGTCCACTTCAACAATGTCACCATTCTTCCACAATCCACCAACTTGTGGAATTGCCGAGAATGTTGGATAGCGGGTCTTAACCCAAGTGTAGATGTCCGCGATACCGCCTTGTTCGCCAACTGTAACAGGCTGAGGAATATTGAACTGGTCAATTTCTAGTACTTCAAAGCCGCGTACATAGAAGTACTCAACTTCAATCCTGAGTTTGCCCTTGTTACCTGCGTTGAACAAGGTTGCGCTCAAAAAGCGTGCCAATCCGGCATTACCAACATAGAATGGGAACAGCGGGTAGCCTGTTTCTCTACTGAAAGTGTATGTGGTTGCGCGTGTGAGATCCACAGTATTGATTCCCGCACTCTGAGTTCGTACGAACTGCATATACTGTCTGTCAGTTTCAATGCCATTGGTTCGTACCACCAGCGTACCCTCTGAACCACCAGCAATACCTTCTCCCAAGAGTGGTAGCTGGATGGTCTGCAGGTAGTTTCCTTCTGCAGTCTGGTTTGGATCGTAGTCGCTTGGACGAGGGAATACCACGCGCTGTACGTAACCTGCATTGTCGGCTGCGCGGATCCATTCATATTCAACAATGGTTTCACCACAGACATCCATGGACTTGCCAACACGGATCAGATCAACGTCCGCAACATCAACAGCACCAGGGATATATGAAGTGCTTGGAGTCTGGACTAGGACCGTGTCACTGTCGTAGTTGGTGGGATAGATTGGACGTACCACTTCTTCTCGGGCTTCAACGAAGAAAGAAGGATTCTTTTCATGACCAATCTCAAGAGTACTTCCTTCTTCAAATGCTTCAGAAACTGTGACCTTGATGCTCTTGATCACCTGGTAAGGTTCTGGTAGCATTTCCATGATGGAGATGTTTGAACCACTGAAGCGATCAACATCTACAACAGCCTTGCCTTGGAACTTGGGAGTATAAGTTCCACGAACCTGCAACGAAGAACTATCCAAGTTCTTCATAATCAGCTTTTCATCGCTGACAACAAAGCCTTGTGTGTCAAACAAGCCAGATTTGACGTTTTGCGACAAGTGGAAACCTGCTGGATCACTGTTTAGATCAGCATATCCTTTGACGTTATCGCTGATCTGAATGACTGCACTCTGCCCCGAGTATGAACTGGGGAAGATGTTAACCATGTTGTAGCCGGTATCGTTGAACTTGTAGGTTGTCCAAGCATTGTAGTCAGGCTTGCCTTCATTGGTCTTTTGACCAATACCATAAACCCACGCACGATCACTGTCATTGATCGCTTCACCTAGATCAAGCTGGTCGCCGTACAGACTCTGGAATGCAGCATTATCTCGAACAGTAAAGCGGACTTCATCCAAGTTCACGTAGCCGGCAGTCTTGAGTTCATCAAGACCATAGTCCTTTACCGGCCAATTAATCTTGTTCATATCTGGACGCCAGTGCCAGCGATCATCAAAGCTGTCTAGTACACCATTCTGTGTAAAGTCCGTTACCTTGATGACACCATAAGTGTCGCCAATGGTTGTTCCGCTTGGAGCCTGCTCAAAAGTAATCAGCTGTGGATTGTGCTTGAATTCACTCTGACGGATCTGAATATCCAGAGATGGGCTAACTTCTTGTCCGCCATACGAACCAACACGGAACGCCCACTCTTCAAAGAGTCCAAGACCCTTGTTATGGCGAACAAAGTTGCTTCGCAGCAGACGACGCATCGAAGTTGGACTA